TATTCTGCGGTCGATCGGTCATAATTTTTTACCCTTTTTTTTCTGGGCGACAAATTCAATTCTTTTTCAGTCACTCTTAAGACAAGCAAATCCACATTTTCGCCATAGCCTTCAGGGATCGCTATTTGAAAGCGAAACCCCACGCGTTTACATAGCCTTAGTGATTTTGTATTGGTCTCAGCAACCAAAGCATAAACGTATTTTTTTTGCTGCATGTTAAATGCAAATTCGGCGGCGAAATCCAATAAACCCATTTTAATGGCCGCGAGCGAATCAATCACCAAAGTAATTTGCACGGAGGAATATAAAAAATTATCAAAAATAACCGCTCCGATAATTTTTCCTCTCTCACCGATGGCGACAAATCCGCAAGCATCTTCCGTGCGTATGTAGGGCACTTTTGAGTTGAGCCAAGCGCCGTGAGTGGTAAAATTAAATTGATAAATTCCGGGTGTCATAGCGGACCCCCAGTATCAAAAATAATATCCCAACTGATCAGCGTGGTATCGGCAACGCTTCGGCCGGTCATGACCACAGCAACGGTGCGCCCCATCCCTGCGCCACCGGATACCGGGGCGTAACCTTCCGGGGTGACATTATCCCAGTCGGCCACATCCCATAAGCCACCATCCCAAACCGAGCCGCCGAGCACGGGCGCGGGGGTCGTATTTAACGCCTCGATCAAGTCATAATCATACCGAAAGCGGCATGTTTGGCTTGGCTCCGATGTGGCGAGAAATTGCGGCCGGATGAATTTACCGCGTTTAAACTGTGTGGGTGAGCCCAAATCTGAAAAGCTCGTTAATACACTGAACGGGATCGCTTGGCCGTTGACCATCATGGGAGGCGGGGTGATCAATTCGTTATCAATGTGATTATCCATAATCAATACGCGGCCTTGGTCGTCGCCTATGTAAACATTTCCTTTCCATTCATCCACGCATAACATTGGCACGCTTCGCCATAATCCCCAGGAATCGATGGTGGTATTTTTTACCCATTGAATCTCTACGCCGTCATTTCTCGGCGGAGCATTTATGATCAGAGTTCCAATGGATGGGGTTTTTCTTACTTCCCAGCCATTGGCATTTTTATAGTCTTTCAAAAACGGCCGTATAAAATACGCAATTTTTCTTGATTCAATGTCCGCATCGGCGTTTTTGCCGTCGACCCCGACCACGATCTCATTCATCGAAATCAAGCCTTGCACGGACAGCAAATACAGGTTGCCGCCGTCATGGCTGCCGAATTTTCCACCTTTGGGAATTTCACCTATAAAATATTGCCCCGACGAAAACCAATCATCGGCGCTCCCCGGATCATTGCCTTGATAGACAAGCACATCGCCGGAGCGTGATACCGCGACAAAATAATCATCGACCCCGACACCGCCGTCAATTGTCCATGAAAATAGCCCGGCCACATTGCCGCCGTGTACAAATTTGGTTCCAAAAAAGAATTGGGTTGCGGCGCCCCCGACGGATTGCTCTGGCAAATACCATGCATATGACTGGTTTTTCTCCACAAGCCAAATTTGATTTTTATGGCTCATAACAAAATAAACATCTGCGATCACAGGCCCCGTGATAAAGCTTTCTCGAGCCCAAGTATCGGTGCTTTCGGTGTAGCGAAATAAGCCGTTTTGCTGGTCGGCATAGAACAAAATACGCTCGCCACTTTGCAAGGTGTAATTGCAGTACACCCCATATCCCGCGTCGTCGGTGATGTCGCCGCCATTGCCGGGAATTGAAAAATCGAGCACTAAAGTGGGCGCGACTGCCTCGGTCGTGCAATCCCATATACCCTCATTTGTTACGGCAAATAAACGATCGTTGGCGAGGTCAACGTCATCGCCTCCAAATGGGATAATGGTATGCACGCCGAGCCCCGCCCCATCGTCTAGGCCTATGGCCCATTCTCGATAGCCGTTTCTCACTCGCAACCCATATTCGGCCGCGACTAAATTATAAGAATAAAGGGAGTTAGCCAAATTGCCGGCCGCAAGCCCCCTTGATACATCGATTCCCGCAACCGGGGCCGGTATCATAAAACTTTGACTTGAGCGGCGTTGACCGCTGACCAATCCCTGTTTGTTTATCGCTTTAATAACCATAATTGGTATCGGGTAAGTTTCTCCAAATATTCAAATACGGATAACCGAGGCGCCCGCCAAGGGTGAGTATCTGCGCGCCTTTGTCTTGCCCGGTCAAAAATGAAAATGTTTGATTAAAATCATCTTGGGCTTTTTGTGAATCAAAACCTTTAGCCTCGAGCAATTTCACTTTTAGATATCTTGATATTAATGTGCGATCGAATAGCGGTATATCCGAGCCGATTAATACCTCTTTCTGGTAAGCGGGCGTTGCGGCCCCATCGCTAACCCAAGTACATGCGATGTATTCGAAATTGACGTTTAAACCATCCGGGGGCGGTTGCGGAAATATTCGAAAGAGGCCTTGATCTAATCTAAATGATGCATAAATCGTTTGGTTAACCAAGCCACGGCCTAGCAGATAAGACCAATCTTGAGGGCTCAATGGCCCCCATAATGGGACATTTTGCGAGCGCTCCCACCCGGTTTGATCGATCATATACCCGAAATCGTCGGGGAGATCATAATCTCCCGAATCTAGGGCACTGGTAATGATTTGATGCTCTCGCGTTAATAATTGCCAAGGGTAAGCTTGATACAATTCCTCACCTGCGATATTCAATAAATACTTCATTTGAATAAACAGCGGGTCAGTCGACGCCATCGGATCGGCGACGGCTTCGTCTCCGATCTCGACGGCCACGCGATTTAAAATATCATTCGCCGTGGTTAAGGTTGAAATAGGCATATTAGCTTACCTGTTCGAGCGCCTTTTTCAGGGTTCGTTTGCGGCCACGGCGCTTTTGCGCTGGGGTTTCGCTGGGATTGTCTTCGTCATCAAGGCGTTTGGCTAACTCCGCGACGGATTTTTTTAATTCTTCATTTTCCGCTCTCAGTAATTTCATTTTTTTATCAATTTCCCAGAACGGTTTTTCCTTATCCGCATATTCAAGCCATTGTTTTGCTTTTTCTCTAAACTGGGCCAGTCCCATGAATTTAGAGGTTTGGCTATCGCTCATATTGGCGAGCTGTTCAATGGTTCGCACATGAAAAAAGGCCAACTCCTCACACAGCGAGCGTGAAATAATAGGCCATTCCACGAGCGGTGTGCCTTCGTTTACATCTTGACTCATTCGATCTTTAAAGCGTCGATAATGCTCGGCAAAGCGTCGCTTGTCGCCGTCACTCGCAGGCCGGCAAGCCCCGCCGGAGCGGTCGCCGGGGATTTTAATATCCACATATTCAACGTCCTTAAAAATCGGCCGACCTTCGCGCTCAGAGGCCTCTTTATCTTGCCGAGGTTTTAAAAAGAATTTGACCAATAAGTTTTTATCGGCCTCGGCTTGTTTGGATGGTAAAAAATAATCCGCATCAATTTCGGGTAATCCTGAATTCATGTTTTAATCCTCGCGTTTTTTTAATTAGGCGTTAGGGATCACTCCCCATACCCAGGAATCCGCCGGCACAGTAACGCCGGTTTCGTTTGTTGCCCCGGTGACGGCATCCAATACCGCCCCATCGGCTGTATCAGCATCGGCTTGCACAAATGCCACCTCATCGTTTACATCAGCACCTTGAATAAGCAAAATCGATGTTGCGTCTTCGCCTATATGCTGCGACTCATGGGCGGCGGTGTCCTCTATGCGCGCCCAATCATTGACGGCCGGATCATAAAACCCGGTTGCGATACCAATACCATTGGTATTTGACCCCCCTCGGTTTAAACCTCCCACCCAATCGGCGTTTGGTGTTTCAAGGGCTCTAGCGGCGACTAATGTCGGATCATAGTAATAAGTAGGTATATTTGACATGATTTAAATCCTCAATATTTAAGGCGCTCTAACAAACGCCATGCGTTCAAATCCACTTCCCCCAGTGCCACCGAATGCCGTGACTCGTTGAATCGGATTTGTTGTTAAATCCCATACAATCCGGTTTTGGTCTGCGCCATCGCTGGTTTGCCAAAGCCCCATGAATTGATTGTCATTACTGACCGCAAGCCATGGGCGCGTAATATTCGAGCCATTGCCCGCGATATTCGCGCCGGTATCAAATGGGATGACTGTCCAGCTCCCAGAACTCGCAGCGGAGGAATCAAAAATTTGCATGAAGGGAGTCACGCGTTCGAGCATCCCGAAAAAATTACTGTTCGGTGTAAACGCTAAATCGCCGGGCTGAGAGTTCGCATCAAAAACGCCCGTGAATGTTTTGGCGGTTTGATTGATTTCGTAAATGTCATTTGCTGCAACAAAACAGGTGAACATGCCCGCCGTGGATCGTTTCATTGTCATGCATCGATAGCCGGTTGAGCCTTCGCCGGGGTAGCCTGTGTCGGCCACGGGTAAAGCGGGGTCTGTGATATCGAAAACTTGTAAACCGTTACCCGTACCCGCTTGGCGAGAAAATAAAATGGTGTTGCTGTCGGATGTAAAATCAACGCCGTTTATGCTGTCTGCGGTCAATACGACATTGGAAAAATCGCTCATGTCAATTAAATGCGTATTGCGTGCGACAGCCGCGTCATAAACGCCCGCGCAAAGGGTTTCCCCATTGGGTGCAAATCTTAAAAAGTTATAGGTATCCCCGCTAAGCGTCACACTGGTAACGAATGTGAATGGGTATGTGGTGGTGTCATATATGTGGACTTGTGTACCGCCCACCGCTACCCGCTGATTTACCGGGTCATATGCAACACCGTATAAACTCGCCTCGGGCAATGGGCTTATGGGAGTAACCAAGGCATAAGGGGATTGATCCATGTCCCAAGCTTCTAAGCCGCTTGCGCCCATGGTGATTAATACAAAATTAGTAAAGGCCGGGCCGAGGCCTGCGCTTACAAAAATCCCCCCCGCTGGGCCAAATTGCATCCCTTGTGAATAATGCCCACCTGCATCGGTGCCACTGACCGCGACCGCATTATTTGCGGTAAAAGGAATGCTTTGTGAATAATATGTAACTGCGGCATCTTCGATATATAAACGCCCCGAAGCGTCGAAAGGCAAGCCATTTGAATAGGTTGTTGCGGGGCCTGTGGTTGTGCAATAAACCGCGCCCGTATCATCGAGTAAAAGGCCTTGACATAAAACAGGATTAACCGGCGCGCCGGTTCCGACGTTAACCGTTATTGATCCGTTTTGTGCTATTTCCGGGTGAAATATAATGCCCATTAATACCTCGGGAAACGTTGTGTTTGCGGCGTGTAATTGGCTGTAAATTCTACGCCGCTCTGTATTCTTATTTCGTCAAAATAACCGTTGTTATAGGTTGTTGTATCCGCACTGCCATAATTTCCAACACCCAAATAACTTGAGTTCGCAAACGGTATCCCCATCGATTCCGATAAAACTTTGGAGCCATCAAAAAACACCTCCCACAGTCCTGCTCCGTCGTGTGTCACAGCATATTCATGCCAATTTCCATCGTTTTGTGCGCCGCTTAAATTTACTGCAAATTGTGAGCTTATTGCCGTTCCCGTTGTTGACGTTAACAAACCCAAATCACCGGCAGGCGCAGACGTTCGATTAAGCACTAAAAGCCATCCTCGTTGGTCGCCCGTTAGATTCCATTTACCGCACAAGCATTCGAGCGTTCCACCTCCAGCACCAACGCGCTTATGTTTCAATCGCAAGGTACTGGCCGCCGCCATATCAAATTGCGGTTGATCACCAAAGCTTAAATAATCACTACTTGTTATGCCCGTCCTCAGCGACGAATTACCGAAAAATTTATCAGCGGTACTAATTTGCGCACTCCCATTAAATGTTGCCGCCACTGCATTATTTGATTCTTCTGTGTAACTCGTGGTCGCATTCGGCCTTTCGAATCCTGCTAAAAATTGCGTGTTCGCGTAATTCGCATTTGGGACAAGGGGCGCGTTAAATCCTAATATCTGATTCATGTTTAAACGCCCCTACGCTGGCACGGTTTGGCCGGAAATCTGCCAAATAGACGACGTGACGCCAAACGCGCTGGCCGTTCCGAATTGCGGAATAACAAGCGTCCCGTTAGCTGGGGCGTTAACAGTTGTTCCGCTCGCTACGAATTGCACAACGCCACTAGAATGATTTATTACGTTAGCGAATTTTCCAGCGTCCGCGGTCGCGTCCAAATTAATATCAAGTGCGCCAGTACCAATCACATATAAAGTGCGCCCGTAGTGCGTCGCGCTTAGTGTCACACTTGACACGCTCGCGGTGTCGATTGTGATGGGCGCTAAGCCTCGGCTTGTTGTTGATACTGCGGAGCCTGTTGTGAGACGTACCCATGATCCAGCAATCCCCACCGCTAAACATGGTGAGCCTGCATCGCCATCGCTGACAGTAATTAGCGCGTTATTGATTACAGTAGGCAGCGTGCCCACCGTATAAGTTTCGGTTTCAACTGGCAAGTTGCATAAAATCCGATCACTATTTAATTCAAAAACAAAACTCGAAGAAGAGGAATTGCTGCCTCCTGCTGTATTGAGCGCGAAACGATACTGCGTAATTCTTGCGCTGCCTCCTGTCGGTTGCCATCCGAAATTGACTTGATTATCTGTTGCGTTGGATTGAATATCTACAAAGACAACTAGCCTTCCAGAATTCAGATAATTAGGTATCGATATTCGCGCCCTTTTTGTGCTTAGATCAGTGAGCGTACCGCTATCTGAACCATTGTCCGCGCCCAAAAGCAAAGTCGGTATAGTCTCATTAGATCCATATCTCTGAACCCTTAGAGTCCTTGAAAGTGTCTTTTCACCATCTATAGTTTCATTCGAAACATTGTCAACATAACCAGCATCGTTAACGAGTTCTGAAACGTTATCACCAGGCTGTAATGCCGTGTCGGCTAACGCCCCCTGTGCTGTAGACGCATAAAAAGCGGAATAATCCGTACTAATTGCTACAACATCTCCAGCCCGGCCAAAAACTGTTTGTACGGGCGCTCCTGCTGCTGTGATATACCCGGCATCGTTTGTTAAACTCGATACATTGCCACCATCCAAAATAACCGGCGTTCCTTCGACCTGAAGGCTTGCGCCCCCGCCCAATGCGACTAAATCCCAAACGTGGGTCGCTGTGTTTGTTGTGAATCGTGATGTCCAATTTAATGACGCATCATAAATTCCAAAATAGGCATTGTTTCCCGGCGCATTTTCCCGCAAATAAATTCCCGTTTGGGCGAGAATCGAAAATTGATTTGTATTTCCGATCCCTATAACGTTAGGGCCGAAATAGGTTTCATTGGAGGTGAATTGTTTAATCCCGCCTATGGTTTCGTCACTGACATTATCGACATAACCGGCATCGTTCGTTAAAACGGATATATTATCGG